CCGTCTCTGAGTTGTGGCCGCTGCACCCGAGCCGCATGAAGGTTGAGCAGCTGGAAGACGGCAGCCTGCGGTACTGCTACCGGGAGCAGCACGGGAACGAGACGTACTACCGGCAAGACCAGATCTTCCACCTTCGTTGGCTGAGCAACGACGGCGTCATGGGCATGCTGCCGATCACGCTGGCTCGTGACGCCATTGGCTTGGCCCAGGCCTTGGAGGCTCACGGCGGTGCCTACTTCGGCAACGCCTGCCGGCTGTCGGGGCTCATGGAGTCCGACAACCCGATCACGGTGGAGACGGCCGAGCGGCTGCGTGAGCAGTTTGAGCGGCTGCACCGTGGGGCCGACCGTGCGTTCCGCACCGCCGTGCTGCCCCAGGGCGTGAAGTGGAAGGACGTGCAGGGCACGAACGAGTCGAGCCAGTTTCTGGAGTCTCGGTCGTATCAAGTGGTCGAGATCTGCCGGGCCTACCGCGTCGATCCGTCCTACGTGCAAGACAAGACCAAGGTGGGATACGCGAGTCAGGAACAAGCGGCCATAGATCTGGTGCAGCAGACGTTATTGCCGTGGTTTCGTCGCTGGGAGTCCGCCATCACCCGTGATCTCGTCGTGCGGGATGACGTGTACTTCGCCGAGTTCGACACCCGAGGCCTGCTGCGTGGCGATTTGGCCGCCCAAGCCAACTGGCTGCGTGAGATGATCGGCCTCGGCATCTACTCGGTGAACGAGGCCCGCGAGGTTCTCAACATGAACCCGATCGGCCCCGAGGGCGATCAGCGGTACATGCAGCTGAACATGACGACGATGCAGGGCATCGCCTCGGACGCTGCCGGCAACGCTGGCACGCCTGTGCCGGCCGCTGACACGTCGCCGCAGTCCTACACAGACAAGCTGCTGGCCGGGCCGCCGCCAGAGAACGATACGCCCGTGAGGCCCGCCGGGCCTGCACCTCGAGCCCGCCGCAACACTCGCAAGAAGCCCAATGGCTAAGTACGACAACATCGACTTCACGCCGCCCATGGGCGTGAGAAAGGAGGCGGCCAAGGGGCTGGAGTGGCGTAACAAGTTCAACCGTGGCGGCACCGCTATTGGCGTTGCCCGTGCGCGGGACTTGTCGAACGGCACGAACATCAGCCCCGACACCGCACGCCGCATGGCGTCGTACTTCGCTCGCCACCAAGTGGACAAGAGCGGGCAGGGCTTCCAGCCTGGCGAAGACGGCTTCCCGAGTGCTGGGCGTATAGCGTGGGCGCTGTGGGGCGGCGACCCCGGACAAGCATGGGCAAACAAACTCACCCGGCAGATGGATGCCGCCGATAACGAGGGCCGAACAATGACCACTGAGATGGAACGCCGCTGCGTTGCTCTTCCGCTGACGCTGGAAACCCGAGAGGCCGGCAAGGCATACATCGGCGGCTATGCAGCCAAATACAACGTCCGCTCAACAATGCTGGGGACGTTTCGAGAGCAGATCCTGCCGGGGGCTTTTACTCGTGCCCTGAAGGAGCAGCCGCATCCCGTCGTGGCGTTGTGGAATCACGACCCCAACTTTGTGCTGGGCTCGACTCGCAGCGGCACGCTCCAGGTGGACACCGATGACGAGGGCATGCGGTATTCCGTTGAAGTCCCTGACACGCAGCTGGGCCGTGATCTCTCCACGCTGATTTCTCGCGGCGATGTCTGGGGCTCGAGCTTCGCCTTCGTTATTGGCGAAGAGTCGTGGGACAAGGACGAGGACGGCACCGCGATCCGCAGCGTGATTTCAGTGGAAGGCGTCTACGACGTTTCACCAGTTCTGACGCCCGCCTATGAGCAGGCCACCACGGGCGTGGCGGTTCGCAGCTATGAGCGGTTTCTACAATCGCACCGACCGGCGCTGAAGCTGCCGGCTCTCAAGCGGGACGCGAAGACCGAGAAGTCTGTTCGTCGGTTCCTGAGGCAGCATGGCTACAAAGTCGGGTGATGTTTGCGAGTGCCGAGCGGCACGCTACGGCGTGTATGCGTCGGTGGACAAGGGCGGCGTCTGCACTCGCTATCTGCGATGCCCCGCGTGCCGCAAAACGGCCAAGCACGTTGTGAAGTCGTGCGAGATACGCCGACGCTCTGTACCTAGTTAGGTACTGACGCCACGCCCTGCGTTCTGCAAGGAGTGGCAGGGCTGGCTCTACGGTGCGGATAGGTCACCACCTACCGCACACAGGAGCCACGCACATGGCCAGCCGCGTCAAGGAACTGCTCGACGAACTCGCTTCCACTCTTGCCGAACTCGGCATGCTCGACGAGCAGGGCGAGGCCGAAGAGGCTGGCGAGAGCACCGACGGCACGCCGGCGGATCGCTCGGCCGTTGAGGCCGTCGAGGCCCGGCAGAAGAAGTACGACGAGCTCCTGGCAAAGGCCGAGCGGATCAAGTCTGCGATTTCCAAGGCCGAGCAGGCCGAGGCCCGCAAGGCCGAGCTGCTCAAGACGCTGAACCGGGCGGCCCCGGCCGTCGAGGTTGCCAAGCCCCGCATCGAGGCGGTCAGCACCCGTGGCTACAAGCCCGGCGTGTTTGAGTCGCCCGAGGTGGCCCACCGCTGCGGCCAGTGGCTCAAGGCTCACTTCGGTGATCGTCAGGCCCGTCAGTGGTGCTCGGACCACCTCGGCGCTGAGTACCGCGACATGGGCGGCCAGGTGAACAGCCTCGGCGGTGCCCTGGTGTTCGAGGACTTCAGCAACAGCATCATCCGGCTCGTCGAGAAGTTCGGCGTGGCCATGAACGTCTTCCAGAACGTGACCATGTCTTCGGACACCCTGCTGGTGCCCAAGCGTCTGACCGGCGTCACCTCGTACTGGCTGGGTGAAAACTCGACCATCACGACGAGCGACCCGACCGCGACGATGGTGCAGCTGGTGGCCAAGAAGCTGGCCTGTGCCACCAAGGTGAGCAACGAGCTCCTCGCCGACAACGCCATCTCGGTGGCCACGTGGCTGGCCCAGGAGTACGCCACCTCGCTCTCCGGTGCCATCGACGATGCGGCGTTCAACGGCACGGGCACCTCGAGCTACGGCGGAATCCGTGGCCTCGCCCAGATCGACGACGGCACGCACACCGCGTCCGTTCACTCTGCGGCCAGCGGCAACACCTCGGTGGCGGCCCTGGACATTGACGACTACCTCGGTGCTCTCGCCAAGCTGCCCCGATACGCCATCGGCACCTCGGCCTGGTACATGCACCCCGGCGTCTACCACAACTCGGTGCAGCGGATGATGCTGTCGAGCGGCACTGCCGGCTCGGGCACCATCGGTGCTCTGGCTGGTGGCAACACGGCGGCTAACCTCGCCCAGGGCACGCCCAACACCTTCCTCGGCCTCCCGGTCGTCTGGGTGCTGAAGATGACGGCGGCTCCGACCACGGGCACCATCGCTGCCTACGTCGGCGACCTGTCGCTGGCCGGCATCATGGGCATCAAGTCCGACATGCAGGTTGCGACCTCGTCTGACCGCTACTTCGAGGCGGACCAGACCGCCTTCCGTGCGGTGCAGCGGCTCGACATCAACGTGCACTCGCTCGGCTCGACCAGCGAGGCTGGCCCGGTCGTGGCTCTCAAGCTGGCCTGAACCTGACACCCTCCCCGGAGAACCTTGATCCATGAACCACGCATCGGGCAACAAGAGCGTCACCAAGGCAGCGTCGAGCGTTGCGGCTTCGGCCACGCACTCGCACGAGATCGACACGCTCGGCTTTAAGTACGCCAGCATCGACGTGATCTACTCGCCGTTCACGGCGGCCACCTCGAGCTACGCCAGCGTCTTGAAGGTGCAGGAATCGGACGCCAGCGGCTCTGGCCAGGCGGACGTGACCGGCCTGTCTATCACGGCGGGCGCGGGCAGCACGACCGGCGCTAGCGTCGGGGCGGTTGCCCGGTTCAACGTCGATCTGCGTGGCCGCAAGCGGTATCTGACCGTGGTGACGAGCCCCGGCAACACCGTGGCGGTTGTGACGAGCGCCCGGCTCAGCAAGGGCGAAAGCCACGCCGTCACGGCGACTGAGTCCGGCGTCAACAACGTCGCCAGCCTCTGATCGCTGGACACGCCAAGTACAACGCCCAAAGCGGGCGGCTGGGTTCGCCCGGCCGCCCGTTGGCGTTTACATAGGAGCCTGCCCTTGAAAGTCCGTGTCGGCCAGGTTGAGCACGATCTGCGAGTCGAGGCGGCGTTTAGCGTGCCGCGTCTCGGCTTTCAGGACAACTTCTTCTGCACCATGCAGAGCCTTATTCCGCTCGGCATCCGGCCCACCAAGTTCACTGGAGCCTTCTGGGAGCAGTGCCTGGACCGCGTGCTCATGGACATGATCGACCGCACGGATTGGATTCTGGTGGTCGATTTCGACAGCGTCTACGAAGCCGACACGATCCAGCGGCTGATGACGGCGGCCATGATCTCTGGCTATGACGCCGTGGCTCCGCTGCAGACGAAGCGGGACGAGGGCGTGCCCATGTTCACGCCCGAGGGCCATGGCAGCACCATCGGCATGGTGCAACTGCCAAGCTCGTGGTTTGAGGCCGTCGTTCAGCCCGTAGAAACCGCCCACTTCGGCTGCACGCTGATCCGCTCCACGGCCCTCAAGAAAACTCCTACCCCGTGGTTTCTCGGCACGCCCAGGCCGGATGGGCACTGGGGTGACGCGCCGGCCGGCGAGCCGACACGCACGGACCCCGACATTCACTTCTGGCGGCAGTTCAAGGCCGCTGGCAACACGCTGGGCATTGCACCGCAGGTGGCCGTTGGGCACGCCGAGCTCAAGTTCACGTGGCCGGGCCGTGATCTCAAGCCCGTGTATCAGTCTCCGTCGAACTACTGGAGCCAGGGCGGCCGTCGGCCGGCTGAGGCATGGGGCAGCGCGGAACACGGGGAGGCGAGCGTATGAGAAGCGACCAGACGCAGATCCGGTTCATTCGGCCCTACCAGGCCTACCGGCGTGGCGACGTGATCACGATGGACAAGGGGCCAGCCAGGAGCCTCGTGCTGCACGGCTACGCCTTGGAGCACGTCGAGGAGCAGCAGCTGCTCGAGGTGGCCACCGTCGAGAGGCGTGACGTGGAGACGGCTGACGCACCCCGCAGGAGAAAGCGGCGATGAGATACAGAAGCCTAGTGCGTGCTACTGAGCCTGCCAGCAATCCCGTCACGCTGGCCGAGGCCAAGTTGCACCTGCGTATCGACAACACCGACGACGACACCCTGATTGGCAACCTGATCACAGCAGCCACCCGCTGGGCAGAGGACTACTGCGACCGGACGTTCTGCCAGACGCAGTGGCAGATGCGGCTCGACTCGTTCTATGGAGCCATCGGCAGCCCTGTCCAGTTTGGCCTCAAGGCCGACGGCAACAACATCGAAGGCCGCCAAGGCACGGTGCCGCAGTTGGACGTGGAGTTGCCGCGCCCGCCGATGGTGCAGGCCGGCACCGCCACGAGCGTGTCGATCACGTACACGCCATCGGTGAGCGGCACCACGGCCACGCTGGACGCCACGGAGTACCGGGTGGACCGTCAGGCCACTCCCGGTGCGTGCCGCCCGCTGTACGGCCGCACGTGGCCTACGCACCTGATGGATCAGAACAGCGTCACCGTCACATGGTGGGCAGGGTACTCGGCTGACGGCACGAGTGTGCCTGCAACGGTGAAGTCGGCCATTTTGATGCTGGTGGCTCACTTATGGCGTAACCGCGAGATGGCGGCCGAGGCGGCACTCACGGAAGTGCCGATGGGCACAAGGGCATTGCTCGACACCGTCCGCTGGGGATCGTACCGATGATCGACGCTGGCAGCCTGACAGACCGAATCGTCATTGAGCAGGCGACCGAGACGAGGAACGCGGTTGGCGAAGTCTCGCTTTCGTGGTCCACGTTTGCCACTGTGTGGGCAGACGTGTCGGCGCTCTCTGGCCGGGAGGCTGAGCGATATGGACAGATCGTCGGGTTTACGGGCCACAAGGTGACAATCCGCGCGTTGGCCGGCGTCAAGCCTGCCATGCGGATCTTGTACTCAGGCTCTCGCACGCTCGAGATCGGT